CATGGCGACTCAGCATCGACATCATCGTTTTGGGCTGCGACTGACAACACCACAGCGACAACGCTTGATTTCAACGTGAGGACGGGAATCGGTAACAACGTATTGTCAACCACATCGTTTTGGGAAAGTGGACGCCACCAATACCGCTTCACCCACTCAGGCACGACAGTCACTGCCTACAAACGGGATCCGGCGACCTTCGATGTAAACCTGTCCAATGACGACAACTGGACCCAAGCGGACCAAAACGTTTCGGCACCTGCCATTGCCGACATGAATGATCCCGACACGGGTGCCCTTGTTATCACACGGCGTCTGGCAGAGGGTGGCCTCGACTCAGACCAGGAGCTTCACGAGTATCGGCTATACGTTGATGGTGAACTTGAGTCGTCATTCATGGCTGGCAACGTCACTCTCAACCTTGGTGCCGACACCTTCACCGACGATCAGGGCAACTCTTGGTCATGGGCCACTGCAGCCGACCCGACTCAGACCGGTGACGACAAGCTCCAAATCCATGCCGGGGCCAACATCTCACCGGCAGAATTAGACCTGGCGTTCGTTGTCCCTACTCCTGCTATCCAAATCGGGGGTGGTGTCATTGTCTTACCTGCGGAACTGGACTTGGCATTTACCTTCCCGGCTTCTTCTCTCGCCATTGCTCCCACGGTCCTGCCCGTGGAACTGGATCTCGCTTTTGTGTTCCCCTCATCCATTCTCCATGTTGCTCCCACCCTCTTACTTGCAGAGCTCGATCTCGCTTTTGTGTTCCCGGCTTCATCACTCCACGTTGCCCCCACAGCCACTCCTGCCGAATTGGACCTCGCATTCGTTTCCCCTCAAGCCATTGCCTCCATCTCAGCTCTCCGCACCCCGGCCGAACTGGATCTTGCTTTCGTGTTCCCCGGTCCTGTTCTCACCATTGCCCCTACCGTTACCCCTCCCGAGCTAGACCTCGCATTTGTCATCCCCACTCCCACTCTCCTGGTGCCCCCAGTGGTTACCCCTGCCGAGCTCGATCTTGCCTTTGTCTTCCCTCAGGCGCTCCCCCGTGCCGGTGCTCTTGTCACCCCAGCGGAACTGGATCTTGCCTTCATATTCCCCCAGGCCATTGCTTCTGTCTCTGCCCTGCGCTCCCCAGCCGAACTAGACCTTGCTTTCGTCATCCCAACTCCTACTCTCCTTGCCGGGGCCCTCGTTACCCCTGCCGAGCTTGATCTTGCCTTCACTGTCCAGGCAGTCACAATCGCTGTCGGTCCTGTTGTTATCCCTGCTGGCCTCAACCTTGTATTCGCCTTCCCTGTCCCCTCGCTCGCTGTCGCCCCTACTACCACTCCTGCCGAATTGGACCTCGCATTCACTTTCCCTGCTCCCATCATCCGTGCTGGTTCGCTCATTACCCCGGCAGGGCTCGATCTTGCTTTCACGTTCCCGGCCTCGTCTATCCATGTAGCCCCTACTGTGACCCCTGCCACCATCCCTATGGTTGTCACGTTCCCTGCCCTGTCTTTGCACGTTGCTCCCACGGTGGCCCCCGCAGTGCTCGACCTGGCTTTTATCTTCCCTCAGGCCACTCCCATCGGTGGTTCTCGAGTTCTTCCTGCCACCCTTGTTTCCGCCTTCACCATCCCCATTCCCACCATCTCTGCCGGAGCCACCGTCACCCCTGCATCCCTGGTCCTGCTCTTCACTTTCCCCACCTCCAAGGCCGGTGTCTTCGCTCTCGGCGCTCTAATCCTCCCCCTCACAGCCGACCTGACTGGTGGGTTCCACCTGTCTTCTGCAGACCTTGCCAACGCCATCCTTCGCTCCACTGCTGACACCAACACTGGTCGGTCCCGTGCAGTCACTGCCGATGACGGGTTCCGATTCGCTACTACCCTCTGACGCATGACTCGCCCCAAGTCATACTTCACAGCTCCCCCCCGCAAGAAAATTTGCGATCTGGTGGGCTGTCAAAACGAGTGGGAGATTGCCCCTTCCACCCCCGGCCGACCCAAAGCATTCTGCTCCAATTCCTGCATGCAAAAAGGCAAGCGACTGCGCAAGAAAGGCATGGATGCAACCGACCGGGACTGTGCTGCTGACGACTGCCATATCCGGGTAGAGAATCCCCGGGCCAAGTACTGTTCCAAGTCGTGTCAGGCCAAACAGTCAGCTCGCAACGTCCGAGCCAATGAGCGCTACCTGAAATCAGGTGGCCGTGGCGGGGATCGGTATGAGTTGTTTGTCACCAAGCGGTACCCCCTGAAGATCGAGACCGGCGAACTCAAGCAGGTTGAGGTTGCCCAACTCATGGAGACCACCAAGGCTGCAGTGTCCCGCTGGCAAAAACGGTTCCGTGCCGACAAAGTGATGGCCGATGAGCGCCGTGAGTGGACCTCGCCCGATTCTGGTTACGGCCTCACCCAGTTCCTCATCGACAAAGACCCGGCTGAGCTCACCGACAACTTCATCGAGTTTCGGGATAAGTATTTCCGCACCGCTCAGGGCCACCGCTACATCACTGCTTTCTTCCACCGGGCTTGGATCACCTCCATCCTCAAGTCACTCCAGTCCGGTGGCGAGCTGATGATCCTGTCCCCTCCCCGCCACGGCAAGACCGACCTGCTTATCCATTTCGCCGTCTGGCTGATCTGCCACATCCCCAACATCAACATTGCCTGGGTGGGGGGAAACGAAGACATCGCCAAGGATGCGGTCGGGGCAGTCAAAGACCACCTCGAGGCCAACGATCTGCTCATTGCAGACTTCGCAGGCCCCGGCCGCCAGTTCAAGCCCGCCAACCGGTCGGGCAAATCCTGGGCGTCAAATGCCTTTTCGGTGGCTACACAAACCGTCACTGGTATCAAATCCCCGACCCTGGTAGCAGTAGGCCGTGGGGGCAAGATCCTCTCCCGTGACACCGACCTGATCGTGCTGGATGACATCGAAGACCACCAGTCCACTTTGGCGCCAGGGGGACGTCAGGCAACTCGTAACTGGATGGTAACAACTGTCGGATCACGCAAGATGGAGCACACGGCAATCATTGTCATCGGGTCCCGCCAGCACATTGATGATCTCTACGGCCACCTGTTGGAAAACCCTGGCTGGGAAAAGATCGTTGAGGAAGCCCACGACACAGACTGCATCCTGAGCGAGGAAGATTTCGACATCCATGTCCACTGCATGTTGTTTCCTCAAATCCGTTCCTACCGCTGGCTGATGTCCCGCCTCACCAATGCCTTGACAACTGGTGGGCGCCACATGTACGAAATGGTGTACTTGAATCGCCCGGTTGCCGAAGGTATGGAGATCTTCAGCAAAGAGGCAATCGAGTCCTGCCAGGACGCCACCCGCTCACTTGGTCTACCCATGCACATCGGTCAATCCCTCTATCTGATCGCTGGTCTTGACCCTGCCGCTACCGGCTACCAGGCTGCTGTCCTGTGGGGGCTGGATCTCACTAATCGCATCATGTATCTGATCGACCTGGACAACGAGCTGGGCGGGGGTGTGGCTAAGGCCCGCAAGATCATCAGGCGCTGGCATCACGAGTATGAGCTCGCCCATTGGGTGATCGAGGAAAATGCTTTCCAGGGAGCTATCCGCCAAGACGATGGCCTCAAGGAGTATGCCCGAGCCAACAGTATCTATTTGGAGGGCCACGTTACGTCCGCTCAGAATAAATGGGACGAGACTTACGGCATCACCACTATGGCCCCCATGTTTGAAGACCAGAAAATCAACCTGCCCTACCGTGACTCCTACGCCCAGGCCAAGGTTGACACCTACAAGAACCAGCTCATCCATTTTGCCAAAGATGTGACCCACACTGGCAAGCGCCGCAAGCAGGTAAACGATGTCGTTATGGCTGCTTGGTTCCCCCTCAAAGTATTCAGACGCAAAATCAAGGAGTTCCAGGCTCAGGCTCATGTAACCTACGACCAGTCCTTTGCTGGATACAACCGCTCAAGCTGGAATGAGGTGCCCTGGTGAAGATAGCCATTCCCTCAGACGTGCGCCGCAATGCCAGGGCACTGTTTGCTCTGCTCTGGTCTCTTGAGTCCAACTCCCAGAATCCGTCACCCTCGATAAGAGGATTGTATGCGCCGTATTACTGGCAGAGAATTTTCAAGTGCTCCACATGCGGTGCCGGTGAAGGTAAATGCCAGGATGTGATGTGCCGCAGATCTCGCCTCACGAACCGTTACCGGCTCTACAAATGGTATGACGGGCCACCCACTCGTTTCCCCCATTTCCTAGACAGGGTTGAGCAACCGTGGTAGCGACATCCACAGCCCTAGCCATTCCCGTCGAATCCAGCGTTGAGCACATCCTGGAGCGGGTCAACTACCTGCACGACATCAACCAGGCTCAGCTTCCCGACCGCATTCGCATTCGCTCCATCATCGATGGTGGCCCTGCTGGTATCCGTGCTCTGCTAGGCAAGCGCATCAAGTTGGATTCCTCCGAGCTGATCCCTGTTGCGAACCTGCTCGATTCGGGCCTCCGCAAGCTCGCCCAGAAGCTCGGCCGCAAACCCGACCTGCGCATCTTGCCCTTCGGTAACGAGGATTCAGAACGAGCACGCAAGAACGCTGAGCTCCGGGAGCGCATTTTGTCAGCCTATGACGAAGGTGATGCCCGGGAAATGCAGCTCCCCCAGATCGGTCGCTGGCTGCCGGGCTATGGCTTTGCTGTGTGGATCATCCGTGAGCGTATTGATGCCAATGGCTTCCCTTACCCCTCTGCTGAACTCCGTGACCCGTTCGATGTGTACCCGGGTCCGTGGGGAGCCAACACCCAGCCCGAAGACATGGCCATCATCCGCACTGTGCCTCATCGCATCTTGGCCCGGCGCTACCCCCAGCACAGTGTCAAGATCTTGGAGAATACCCAGCAACGGCGCCATTCATCCGGTGGTGTCTTGCTCCATCATGGGTCCAGCCGATCCTGGGATAACCAGTCCGGTGATGGCCTCCAGGTAGCCGAGTACTACGACTCGGCCGGTACCTGGATCGTGATTCCTGAGAAGCGCCTGGTAGTCGATTTCGTTCCCAACCCCCTCCAGACCGGTGCCCGGTTTGTGCTAGTCAAACGGTTCGTTTTCAACGAGCTAATCGGCCAGTACGCCCACATCATCGGGCTCATGGGGATGATGGCCAAGATGAACATTCTGGGCCAGATCGCTCTCGAGGATGGAGTATTTACCGAGACCAATATCTTCGGGGAAATGGAGACTGGCCAATACGAGAAAGGCCGCAACGCCACCAACTTTTTGAGCCCAGGTACCCGGGTTGAAAAACCAGTCGCCCAGATCCCTGTCCAGCTCTTCCAGCAGATCGACAGGGTTGAACGGCAACTCCGCATCTCTGGTGGTTATCCCGTTCAGGATGATGGAGCGAACCCGGCCAACACGGCCGCAACCGGCCGTGGCTTGGAACGGCTCGACTTCAACCCCTCCCTCGAGATCCGGGAATACCAGACCGCCATGGGTAATGGCCTGGTCCGTGTCGATCGCAAGCTGCTGGAATGGGACGAGATCCTGTATGCCAATCAGGCCAAGCCCCTGGTCGGTCACATCAAGGGTGCCCCGTTCAACACTTCCTACACCCCCAAGGCAGCCATTGCGGGCAACTTCATGTCCCGTCGCATTTACGGGGTCATGGCTGGATGGGATGAGCCCGAAAAGATCGTGACTGGCCTGCAACTGCTCCAGGGTGAGATCATCGATGTGGAAACCATGCAGGAAAACCTGGACGGGCTGGAAAACATCTCTGTCATCAATGAGCGCATCAGACTCAAAAAGGCCGAGCAAGCCATGATGGACACCATCACCAACAACGCCATCAACGGTGACCCGGCAGCCAAGTTGCTCTTAGCCGAACTCATCGACAGCGGGGGCAAGAACTTCGCCCAGATCCTCAAGAAATTCCTCACTCCCGAAGAGCCCCAGATCAGTGACGAGGAACAAGCATTCCTCGAGGCCCAGCTTCAGGCCCAGCAGGGAGGCCAGCCTGGAGCACCCCAAGGTCCACCACCCGACGTAACTACCGTCCTGTCCCAGCTCAGGCAGGGCGGTAGCGTCGGTGGTGGCGGGGTCCAGACTGTCGGGCAGCTCTAATGGCACGTTCACGCAAGCCACGCCCACCCGCCAACCCGGCTGTCGGCCGCTCCCTGCCCGGTGCTGCTTCCTCTCGCACGGATGGTGGGGCAGGCCAGCCCATCCGTTCCTTCCCCGCTCAGTTCCAGGGTCAGCGGCAACAACTTGCCCGCCAGCAGGCTGCTGCCCCCCTGGCAACGGGCCAGCCCCAAGGCGGTGTCTCTCCTGGGGCTGGCCTGCCTTCACCCTTTCTTGACCAGTCAGCTTTCCGACCCACCGACCGGCCTGACGAACCGGTCACGGAAGGGATCCCGTTTGGGCCTGGCGGATCAGGTGCTGGTGTGCTCCCTCCCGATCCTGACGAACTGTTGCGATCACTGGCCAGGGTTTTCC